TACCCCAGTCAAACGCCCGCCGAATCGTCCATGCCGTAGGAATGTCGAACGGCTCTAGCACATGCACCCGCGCGTCCCACACGTCATCGAGCAGCCCGCCGGCAATGACATCCCAATCCCCATACCGCCAGGCTTTAAGGAGTGCCTCATTGCCCCCGGCTGCCGCCATAACCCGCTGCCAGTACGTGGGGTCGTTGCGCATGAGCAGGGCATTGTCTTCCAGCGTTGAGGGGATGTAGCAGCGCTTGACGGTGATCGTCTCGCCCGCCACCGTCTCGACCGCATCAAACGGCGTCAGCGGTGGGGCAGGATCAACGTAGCGGGCACGCAGCCAGTTATGGCCGACGCCGCCAGGATTGGCGGACCCCCGAAACACGCACGGCACGCCCGCTGCTGAGCGCAAGGTTGCGCGTAGGAGATCGACGGCCTTGCTGTCAGGATAATTGCCCAGCTCATCGCCCCCGACCCAGGTATTACTAAACCCTTGATACTGTGTCGCATCTTTGATGCTGGCGAGATACCGCATGCGCAGCCGTGCGCCATTAGCAAAGGTCCAGGTCCGCTTGGCCGCCTGCCAGGTGCCGCCCATCGCGGGGAAGAAGTCCTGAAACCGTTGCTCGACTTCCTCTAACTCTGGATACGTCATACGAAAGAAGAAGCCACGTGCCGCAGGGCCATAGTGCTGCGCATGCCGCAACCAGTCACCGCCCAGGCCATCGGTCTTCCCACCGCCGCGCGCTCCACCAAAGAGAATATCCTCGACAGGACAGCTCATGAGGGCGTGTTGCTTGGGCTGGGGATACCACAGGACGCGACCCGCAACGGACGCAGGCGGGGCGGTCGTTGCCACAGGCTATGCCTCATCAGGCTTGTGCCCGTTGGTGGGCAAGAGATGTTGCACCGATTGCGCCCATTCCTCGGCGCTGGGCGATTGGGCGGGGAGGAAAATAATCGTGGGCTGCGCAGCAGCTTCACCATCAGGCGTGGTAAGCGCCACCTTCTGGAACGTACGACCATAGGTCTCAGGATAGCGACGCTCCAATTTCCACGCCGCGGCTTTCCAATCACCCTCCGTCGCAACCTTCTCAATTTTCGCCAGCCACCCGATAGCCGCACGGCCCTCCGCCTCCTGGAGCCGTTCATGCAACAGGGCCAAAGGGGTCCCGGCGGGCGCCGTCGCGGCCTTCTTGCGCCACCGCCCGAAGGTATCGACACTAATCCCGGCATAGAGCGCCGCCAGTTCATACGTCGCGCCAATGAGAATCGCATTCACGAGCTTGTCAATATATGGCGTAATATCCGGAAAAGGACGTCCCATAGTTCACTTTTCTATTGCCGCATAAACCGCACAAGCGAGACTAGAGCATTTTGTCGTGGACTTTCGTAAACGTATGCATTAGACTCAGGGGCAGGTGTTGATCAGAACACCTACCCCCAATATCCACAGTCAACCTTGTAAAGGAAGGTTCACTATGAATACCACACATTGTACCACACTCCCCGCCCAGATCAGCTTTAGCACCACCCCAGGCGGGAGCCGCTGTGCCGAGATACGCTTTCCCGTGGCCATGGCCTTGCACGCACGGCATCTGCCAAACTTTACCCATGGCGGCGTCACCTATGTGCCCTATACAGGCGAAGTAATCGCACCCTATCGCAACAACGTTACTCCAGAGCGCCCGCAGGGGTATTATATGCAGTATCGAGCGCTCCGCTCGACTCCCCTATCGGCATAACCGCTTCTAACGCCTGCGTGACCTCAACCGGGCCACACGCCTCCGTGGCCCGGCGCGCATCACCCTTCACAAAGACCAGTACATTCTGATGCGTTTTGCCGAGCTTACGCGTGGCCACAAAGGGGATCCCCGCGCGCAAGGGCAGGCTCCCCACCGCAGTCACCAGGATCGCCTCATTGTAGAGCGTCGCCCCCGCCGCCTGGCCGGCCGCAATGGTTTCACTCACCAGATTGCGGTAGGAGCCATCAGGCGCACGGACATCCCCAACGACCACACAGGCAAAGCGGTCCGCCTTCAGCCGGGCGAGCGCCTGGGCCAGAATAGTACGATAGGCGCCCAGGAAGGCCGGAAAGTCCATGACGCTAAGGTCCCGGGGATCATCACTGTACTGTTCGAGATCGGCATACGGGGGACAGGTAAACACAAAGTCGTAGGCCGGGTCGAGCGGTAACGTGTCCAGCGCCTGGCTATCCCCCACCAGCCAGCGCGGCGCACAGACCCTAGAAGGCGCGGCATCCAGGGGAGCCTCCCCCGCCACATTCCAGAACAAGGCGCCAGGCGTCGCATGCTGCGTCACAAACTGCCACGCCTTGGCATCATAATGCCCACACGACGCAAAAGGCGGCGGCTGGCGTGCGTCCTGCTCAAAGGCTTCGGGAGCCTGGTAGACGTGGATATTGTCCTCGGGAAGCGTGGGCGCCTTGCCAATCACCACGACGCAGAGGTGGGCCGTCGGCCAGGCCTGCCGCAAGGCGCGGGCCAGCACGCCACTCCCCGCCACACACCAGACTTCGTTGGGGTGCTCACCGGTCTCCCGCGCCATCTGGGCCAGAGCCTCCAGGTAGGGCGGGGCGTCCAGACCAAACGGCACCAACTCAGCACCCGTTGTCGCGCAATAGGCCCGGGCTTTCGCCTGGACATTGGAGAGGTACCCGGCAGGGACTTCTTCAATGCGAGCGCCGGCTTGGCGGGCAGCAGCCGTACACGGATGCAACGTCTTGCGGTGCGCCACAAAGATGGTGGCGCGCTTTCCGGTCATCTGGGCCGCCAGGGCCAGCGCAATCTGCGCAAAGCCAGCGGCAGGGCTCGCATAGACCAGCTCCTCAGCCGGAAACGTCGGTAGTACACGGAGAAGCGCCCGGACTTTGGAGCCGCCGGGCACCTCGTCATCGCGGACGATGCGCAGGTCGCCACAGGATTCGACACGCGGAGGGGCGAGGAGCGCAGGGGCGCCGGCAGGACCCCCACCAATCTGGGTCCATTGGGCGTCATTCGCAGCGAGTTGTTCCGGGCGCAGATCAATGCCGGTATAGGCACGCCCCAGCCGGGCGGCGACAATGCCGCGCACACTGCCCCCGGCAAAGGGATCGAGGATGGTGCCGCCAGGCGGGCAGAACCACCGATAGGCCAATTCGCAGAGGACGGGGTCAAAGATGGAGGTACCCGATTGTGACGCAGCCGTCCCAGCGTCTTCGGGCGGCCCGAAGACGCTGTTCACCCTTGGGTTCCCCATACGATCACCGCTTGGCGACGCTCCATCATACGGATGGAGCGTCGTACCAAACAGCAAGCCCCCACGCAAGCTGGCCGTTTGCCGGCTATCCCCCGTCTTTTGCAGGGCCGTGAGACGGCCCTGCGCCTTGTAGGCTGCCGCTAACTCCCCTGGACTGCCCGAACCTTCGGTTCGGGCCAGGGGCTTGCCAGCCCCGTCGCCGCGCTGTGTCTTGCCGTCTTTGCCGAGGGACGTTGCGGGACGCAACGTCCCTCCAGGACTGGCGCGGTAGTGACTGCGGGCCTGCTGGGATTCTCCCAGCAGGCCGTTCTCGGTGCTGAAGCGGCGCTCAGGGAGCGCCGCTTCATTGGCTGGAATGGCTCCAATATTGTCACCCCGCCCCAACTCACTCTGTATCCCCAGCGCAATCCAGGCCCGTTTCCGTGCCTGCCAGTAGCCCTGGCGCGCATCCAACACGCTAAACGGGGGCACCAGGAACCGCTCGGCCAGCGACACCGTGGACAGGGAGCCCCCAGCGGCGCCTAAAGCATCACGGCCCTCCCCATCCCCCGTTGCAGGCCATACGCCCTGCCTCTCCCCCAGCGCCGCCAGCGTCTCCGCATCGAAGCCTGTCCCGAGCAACGCCAGCGGATCATCGTGGCTTACCTCCTCAAGGAGCATCGCGAGCAGCGCATCATCCTGAAGCCGCAGCCGCGCAATATGGTTATCCCCCACGAGCACCTTGAGGGCCTGCGGATCGTCGGGGCCATAGGGTAGGCGCTTGCCCGCAATGTGGGTCTGGCCAAGTTCCCGTGCTGCCTGGACCACCCCATGCCCAGCGAGAATCGTGCCATCCTTAGCCACCACCACATTGCGATAGACGCCATGCTCAGTCAGGCTTTGCTTGAGATGGGCGAGTTCCTCAGGAGGATGCGACCCATCATTGCGAGGATGGGGGCGTAAGTCAGCCAGGGGCAACAGTTCCAGCGTCGTCGTCAGATCATCCTGGGGCACACTAGGACGTGGCGCGCGTGGCATAGAAGGGTATCCTGACAGAAGACGCAGCTCTAGCCTTGCTTCTACTATAAGAATATCGACATGTTCTTGTCAAGGCTGTGTAAGGGCACTCGCCTCCGCAGGGGGAGCCGCAGGCATCACGACCCGCGTCCACGCTTGCCCCTCCTGGGGTGGGCTAGGCGGTATGACGGTGCCAGTCAGGTAGACTTCACTCCCCCCTGCCCCGAGCGCGACCGTCTGGCCGGACACGGGCAGGACCGGCGGCAATCCGCTAAACGTAAGCCGTCCCTGGCAGTGCGTACAGCGCACTTGCAGGCGGACCTGGTGCCCGGGGGGTAAGCCCGGAGGCGTGACCACGGCGACGGTCACGAGGGATTCAAAGTCGGGATGCGGACACTCAGGCATCGTGGACGTCCTCCGCAGGCGATACCAGACCACACGCCTACCCCCCTCTCCCCAGATAAAGGGGCTGACGTGTGGCGCTGAGGTGTGGACGGAGACACCAGTATGCCAGAGCGGAAGGGCGTTGGCAAGCATTACTCGTGCTTGCATGAAGGGCTAGTCGTCTCGTCCTCCCACACGGCAAAGCGCAAGGGCTCCTCGCCGAGCGCCAGCGGGACAAGCACGAACTTGGGACCGTCATACTCGACATCGATGACCAGATCACACTGATAGGCCACACATAGGGCATTGAGAGCCGCTACAAAGGACGCAGCGCGTAGAGTCATACAGACACATCCTCGTCCATGCCCGGGTGGACCCAGACGGCCTCGACCCGGGCTGCACAGGTCCGGCACTCAAACGCCCGTTCCCCACAGGACAGGCAGCCAGCCGTGAGGCGACTCGGGACCAACGTGCCGCCGGCCCAGGTCGTGAGGAAGGCCGCGAGGCGGAGGCGGACCTGCTCCCACCGCGCCACCTGGGCCTGGGCATCCGGGGGCGTTCCCTCCCACGCCTGGTGAATCTCGCAGAGAAGGTCGAGCATGGGCTGGCCGAGCGCCGCGGTGGTGGCAGGGTCAAGGCTGAGGTAGTAGACCCAGGGTAAGCGGGGCATCATCGTGTCCTTCCTCTGTATACCCTAGCAGATAGTCAGGACGGACCTGCAAGGCTTTTGCCAGGGCCGTAATCCGTGACGCCCGTGGATCAGCCCCTCCTGACTCGATAGCATTCATCGCCGTCGAGCTAATACCGATGCGCCTGGCGAGGGCTGCCTGGCTGAGACGAAGTC